CATGTTTTTCCTCGTCTTCCGATAGGGATCGTGTACTGAACCGACGCAGACTTGTCTTGTCCGAATGGATCAACGTCAATCTTAAGTTGACCTGCTTTTCCAAGGTTAATTTTACCTTGGTAGATATCCTTTAGTGCGCGCCGTAAAGATAGTTTACGCCCAGTTAAAAAATCCTCATCGATCGTTGGTTCAACAACGTCGTCTGTTTCTTTGGTTTCCTCGTCGTTCATTTTTTCTTTCTCGACTTGGTAGGGATTTTAAGGTTTGTTGAGGCGCTTAACGGCATACCGTTGATTCGTTCTGTCGGTAACTTCGGATCTCCTGCAGGCAACACATGCGTCGCAGGCGCGACTTCGACATTTCGAATACTTTTAAGCTTTTCATGTAGAGTCGTACGCAAAGCTTGCCTCTTTTGACCAGGGCTGAAATCGGTAAGTTTCATCGTTTTTTTCCTTTATGGAGACCGTGTTTTGCGTGTTGTTTTCCTTCACGCGTAGCCTTTCTTTTGGCTCTTGTAGCTGCGGCAAGTTTAGAGCGTTTAGTTGCTTTAAGCGTTGCTGCCGGAGCGTAAACTTCACCTGTAGCATCTGGACCCTGAATGCTGGGTTTACCCGACTTGGTGCCCCAGTCCTCACGCGTCCATTGCTTCAACTGTTTTTGCGGTCCCTTTAGAGCCATTAGTTCTTGTACCCCCCACCGGCACGCTTGTACGCGGCAGCGAGTAGTTGTGCCTTACGTGCGGACCACTGACCTGGTTTTCCACCCTTACCACCAGACTTAATGCGCGAAAATTGTTTCTTGCGCATAGTAGGTTTTGTGTAGTTACCCGCTGCGTTTACGGTACTTTTTTTCTTTTCGGCCATTACGCTTTTCCGGCCCAAATTACGCAGACACGTTGTGACGCGCATTTAAAGTCAAGTGCGGAGCAGTATCCGAGTTCGCCTGCGTCGACTGCTGATTCGGGGTCGCCTTCGTCACCGATGCCCTCAGCGATACACTCCTGCATGTCTTCTGACGTGTCAAAGAAACTACAGTTAGCGCAACGCATGGTCATCACGTTTTCGACGGTATCGTTAAACTTATCAGCGTAACGCTGCCAAAATTCTTGGTTACCGCCTTCAGCGTCGAGTCCAGGGTTAGCTGGACCGTACTCTTTGGTGTCCAGCGCTTCTTGGCGGTTCGCTAAATTTAGCTCGACGTTTTGTGTCGCTGCTGGGCATGACTCGGCCTTTTGGGCGCCTCGCCGCATCTCGTTCATCATGTCGTCGTATTCAGCCATTACCATTTCACCTTATCAGCCCAGTAAGCGGCACTCAACTTGCCTTTGGCAATGTTCTTTCCGTGACGCGACTTAAAGCTTTTTCGTTTAGCCTTCATTCTATCGGACTCACCAGACTTTGGTTTGCCTGCGGTACTCGCACCTTGTTCGCCGAACCGAATAAGTTTAAGTGTGTCACCCTCTTGAGCGAGCACGATATGGCTCTTGGTTGGATGTTTCGGCGTTCGTTTTGGTTTGTTCACACCCTCAAGGTTGTGTTTCTTGAGTAAGCTTGCCTTCCTCAGTTTATCCCGTTTAGACAGTGCCATTAAGCTTCTCCCTCACGAATAGGTGCTCCCCCTCCTGCAGCCAGTGCGCCTTCCGGTAAGGGTATGTCGACACCAGTCTTCGCGGCAATAATGTCCTTAATCGCCTTAACTTGATCAAGCGGCATACCTTCCATCGCAGCGGCCAACTCAGCGGCTTTCTGAGCTTCGATAAATGGTTTTCCTCCAGCAGCCCCGCCCATTGCAGCTTGTTGCTGTGCCTGTATGATTGCTTGTTCGGAAGCTGCTGCTTCTTCAGCCAGTGCTTCAAGCTCAGCTTCAGGAATAACGATTCGTCGAGAGAGGCCCATTCCAGAGATAAGTTCTTCGGTAAGTTTCCGCATATCTACATTCGGATTCTCTGCGAGGAACGGAATCATCTGAAGCAGACTCTCGATCATTACGCTTGGGTTCTTCCGAAGTGGATTGTATGAAACCATTTCGAAGTCTATTTGAACATCTCTTAGGTCTTTGTGCGCCAATTGCGACCAGCGACGATCACCCGCGATACGAACAAGGCGAGGTTCACGCATATACTTTTTACTGAGGTAGAAAGCTTTTCGCGCCACGTCTTCGATGGCGTCGTTAAGATGTCCTTCTCTTGTTGCGAGTCGAGTTCGCATTTGGGCGTCAATGATTGCCATTTCGGTTGCGGTACGTGCACCGACAACTTGGCCTCTGGCGGCTTCAGCAAGTGCCGAGATAAAAGCAGCATCGTCTTCCTGGCGGGCAACAAACTCTTGTACACCTGCGGGGTTTTGTGGTTGGGGCATCTCGTAGAAAAGAGTTGCTAAGGTGCGTAATGCTTCGCTGTTAGACGGGTTGATTCCAATAAACGAGCCCGCACTTGCTTCTACAGCTTTGTTTAGGTCTTCTTCGGTGATTCTACCAGAATCGTAGAGGACTCGTGGAATCTGAAGATAGGTGATTTGCTTCATGTGAGTAAGCAAATCATTGATGGTTTCTTGTTGTTTAAGAACAAGTTGTACTTCACTGAGACCCAAACAATCTACACCTGATTGGTTGAGGCTAAACATCGAATACGGGATGTAGTCAATCTTGTCTTCAAAAACGACGGCGTCAGCGCTTTTAACGTAGTGCTGAATCAATCCTTGTTCGCGATCGTAGTACTCATAGATTGTTACCCATTGGAAAGCGTCACGAACTTGTTGTGTGTTGCTTTGCTGGGTTCTATCCATCAACCATTTCGGGTATCGGTCGGGTTCGACGTCCTTTACTAATTCAGCTTTATACAAACCAGAGCGGACTCGCTCTTTGAACTCGGCAAATGGGATGACTGTAGCTTCAATCCAGTATCGAATGTCGTCTGGATCTCTCGCCGTGAGATCAAAGAATACCGTAGATGGGTTTACGGCACGGATAATTGGTACATCCCGCTTTGCGTCCCAGCCAGTCTTAAAGATTCCTCGTTTACAGAGAACAGCGTCAATCAATGCCGTCGATGCTTTGCGTCGAAACTTGTTGTTTCTGAAGATGTACTCAAGTAGTCCCGTGATCGAGCCTGCAGCATCTTGAGACTTAGGTGTCCGTGCGACGGCGGCAACAGATGGGTTCGGCCCCAGTAGGGCACTGACCGCTGTGTCCGCAATCGCATAGATTAGGTTCTTGGAGCACAGAAATGAATTGGATCCAGAAGAACCGAGATCCGAATCTGAGCTATTGAAAAAGTCGCCCCGATAGTATCTACGTGCCTTATCAAACGAAGTCTTCTCAGACCGTTTGTAATAGTCGAGATGACGATCAATCAATTTTGATAGTTTGGATGACATACCTAAACCCGGTGTTAATTACTAGGATCTTTTTTCTTCGTGCCGTCTGCGTTAAAGAATCCGCGAATCACAGCAGAGCCATCGTAGACTACCTTAAATTTCGTCAGCGCTTCGCCCTCAAGTGGTTTGCTCGTATCTCTCGCAGGCTTTGCTCCGCCTTTTCTGATGGCGTCTTCAGCGTTTGCTAAAGGCTTAGAGTCTGCAACAGCGTCACCTGTTTTTGGGGGCACTACATTCAGTTTAGCAGTGCTTTTCTTATCAGTACTTTTAGCCATTGTTAGCTCCAATTTTGTGATGCGGGTGAAAACGGAGAGGTTACTCCCTGCCGTTTTTTACGTTTGTGATCGTCAAGCTGCCTGATTGTAACTTGTCCGTTGGTATATGTGTTATCCGTTTCTTTCGCGGGCGCAGTAAACCGCCGTTTCGAAAGAATGTCTGCGGCCATAACAGCGGTTCGCGCCCTATCAAAGTGATGAAGTATTCCATCTTCGCCACGTACACGTTTCTTTCTTGACCCGTCATAGTTGAGTAACTGATGAAGTGTTCCTCGACTTTGAATTACTATGTCGCGTTCTCTAAGCATTTGAACAAGTCGGGCTTCTGACTCCTGGATTCTTTTTTGTGTCGCGTACCAACCAGGGTGATTGCGATCCGTCCATAGTAGGTTTCGTGTGCCTTGGTCTTTTAAGATGGCAATGCAGGCTGTTGCGTTAGACTCGACGGCCAACAACGCTTGGTTGTATCTGAGTTGGATTTGTTTGAGTCTTTGTGCGAACCTATCGGGCGTTTCTCGGTCTTCCCAGAAGGCCACCTCTTTCCAGTCAACTGCATCCCACACAGTAAGTGCGGATTTATCACCTGTGCTTCCAAACCCTGCGGGGTCTGCGGTAATCAAGTAGTTCCGCCCCGGTTTAGGGCCTTCAAACTCGTGGCACCCCCACGCAGACATTTGAGGGTCAGCCTTTGCTTTAGCTAACCATGGCTTCAACACGTCTGCGGGCATCACCGGGTTCGTTGTTCCCAACCACCCGTCGTACGGGTCTGACGGATACTTACAAGAAAACAACCTCGAGTCACCGACAAACTCTGTATTTAATCCCCGACGACGGAACGCAAGGTTGTGCTCGATCATGCCATCGTGACGTCCCAAGTATTCTTTTTCCGATACCGTGGGCTCAAAGTTCTCCACGACTTCACGACAGCTATCGTCTTCCCACCATTCGAGGAACAGTGGCGCAAACCTACTGGTACCTTCCAAGGCTGAACGCCACATTTGTTCGTGGTGTGAACCCGCTCGCCCAGGTGTGGACTCTAAAATTACTTTAGCGTTAGGACGTTTGTTTACTGTGGGGAAAATGTTGATGGCTGCTTTACGCTGCCATTGCGCTTCACCAAACTCAGTAATGACAAGACGGTCAATTGAGCGACCAATTGCAGGTGATCTACCGCCCGCAGTTAAGACTTTGATTCCGCCGCCGTGGACAAATTGCATCTGCGTCGCACCAGCCTTTTTTCCTGGCGTTAAAGGCATTCGAACGTCATCGGGTAAGCGGTTGTACGCAAACAATATTCGCTCAAAGATGTCTTCCGCAGTGTCTTGACGCTCTGCGATAAGTAGCCCTTTGACGCCGCTGAGGTACATGCAGTCTCGAAGCAGCAACATTACGGAGATGGTTGTAATTTTGGCCTGGCGAAACTTGTTTACCATAAGCCAGTTATTTTCATCGTAAGCTTTCAGCAGTTTCTTTTGTGTATGCGTAGGCTCCATGTAGCCTGTAGACTCATCTTCTCGGACAATTTGACACATTGAGACGAACGCATCGGGTGTCGCAAATAAGGCTCGAATTTTACCTTGATGTAATCCCGGAGCTTCGGCGAAATCAGCACCGCCAATTTTTGTGTTTTTTTGTTTTTGTGCATTAGCCATACGGTAACGTTATCATGTAAAGACTTTTTAGACGAAAGTGTTTGCATTTTTAGGTTTGATACTGTAAACCTAAACCACGCACCTAATATGCGGTCGGGTAGCTCTGTGTAGTCCGGCGAAACGCACCAGGCAGGCGTGACTAAATTTAATTTCTTCAAACACTTTATGTGAGAACAAAATGTCTATCAGTACTGAATTACTGAATACTACGTTTGCGGACCTCCGCGGACCACTTGTAAATTCGTTTGTTCGTAGCAATGAACTGTTCGAGGCACTTAACTCGAAAGCACGTATGCCCATGGAAGGCGGAACAAAGATTGAACGTTCCTTTTCTGGTGGCGCTCCTGCTCGCGGTGTTGGTGTCTACGTCGGTGATGAGCTACTGAACATGACCCGCCGTCAACAAATTCGGA